AACATTGCTGATGCGTTTTTTACATCAGTTTATCCTGTGGTTTCTGCTGGTCAAACAACAAAGATTCTGATTACTTCAACGCCACTTGGATATAATCATTTCTGGAAATTCTGGAATGACGCTGAAAACGGTCGTAATGGATTTACGCCACTATTCATCCCTTACTGGAAAATACCAGGCCGAGATGAAAAATGGGCAGAAGAACAACGCAGAGTTCTTGGCGATATTAAGTACAACCAAGAGGTTCTTTGTAAATTCCTTGGTTCCGCACTGACCTTGATTCGTGCGGATGTAATTGAACAAATGTCTTATAATGAACCAATCTATCAAAAAGATGGACTGGATATTTTTGAAATGCCAGAGAAGAATCATAATTATGTTGTCATTGCTGACACAGCGAAAGGTGTTGGTGGAGACTACTCCTCATTTGTAGTGGTTGATATTACCGAGGTACCATATAAAGTTGTTGGCAAATATCGAGACAATCAAATAGCACCAATGTTGTATCCATCTGTTATTTACAGAGCAGCAAGTGATTATAACAATGCTTATGTACTCATTGAGGTAAACACATCAGAACAGGTGGCACATATTCTATACCATGAATATGAGTACGAAAATATTCTTTTTGTGCAGAGAGATTCAAAAGGCCAAAGAGTTTCTGGTGGTTTTGCTGGTGCTGGTAAGACACAGTTGGGCGTTTCAACTGACAAAAAAGTTAAACGAATTGGGTGTTTCAACTTTAAATCTTTATTAGAAGAAAAGAAATTATTGGTTTTTGATGCTGACATTATCTCAGAAATTTCAACCTTCATTGAATCCAAGGGTTCATATGCTGCTGATGAAGGTTACCACGATGATCTGGTGATGCCTCTGGTTCTTTTTGGATGGTTAACAACCAATCCATACTTCAGAGAAATAACCGATGTGAATCTTCGCAAAGCAGTTTACGAACAAAGAATTAAACAAATTGAAGATGATATGTTACCAGTGGGTTTTATTAATGACGGACAACAAGAAGAAGTAGTTATTGATACTGGAGATGTTTGGGGAAATTATAATCGTGAAGAAAATAATTCACCACCGCCTGGGTATTTGTCCTCTAGGTTGTGAAAATACTAAATAGAGTATCAATAAAATGATTCCTACATATAACTAAAGGAGAAATCCATGGCGTTTCAGCTTTCACCTGGCGTAAATGTATCAGAAGTTGATCTGACTACAGTTGTGCCTTCAGTCGCCACATCTATTGGCGCATTTGCCGGAATTTTTGCCTGGGGTCCAGTAAATGAAGTCGTTACAATTTCTGATGAGGTTCGTTTAGCGGACACATTTGGAAAACCAAACGACAGTAACTATGAGCATTGGTTCTCAGCTGCAAACTTTTTAGCTTATTCTAATAACCTCAGAGTTGTTCGTGCAGCCAACTCAACTACCACATTAAACGCTACATCTGAGGGTGCTGGTGTTTTGATTGAAAATGAAGGTGATTATCTAGACAATCATACATCTGGCGCAAACACTTATGGTCGTTTTGCCGCCAAATGGCCTGGCGATTTAGGCAATTCCATTCGTGTTGAAGTCGCCGATGCTAACACATATACTGGTTGGGCATATGCAAGTTCTTTCACATCTACACCAAATACCTCAACTTATGTTTTAAATGCTAGAGGTACTTACGCTAATGACGAATTACACATTGTAGTTGTTGACGAAGATGGTAAATTTACTGGAACAGCAAACACAGTTTTAGAGAAGTTTGCTTTCGTATCTAAGGCATCTGATGCCAAGAGTTTTGATGGTTCAACATTATATTACAAAGATGTTCTTGCACAGAAATCTAAGTATATTTGGTGGTTGTCACATCCAGATTCAACTAACTGGGGAACAGTCAACTCGGCATATACATTGTTAGCAACAAGAATTTCTAATTCTCTTGCTAATGGCGCTGTTGGTGCTGTAACAGCAGGCAACATTCAATCTGCTCTAAACAAAGTTGCTAATCCAGATTCTGAAGATGTTTCACTCATCATCACTGGTCCAGCAGTAGAAGCTACAGTTGAAAATGCTATCACTCTTGCTGAAACACGCAAAGATTGTGTTGTGTTTGTTTCACCAGAGAAAGCAGATGTTGTTGACAACTCCGGTTCTGAAGCAACAGATGTTCTTGCCTTCCGTAACGCATTACCATCATCATCATATGTTGTGATGGATTCTGGTTGGAAATATCAGTATGACAAGTACAATGATGTTTATCGTTGGGTACCATTGAACGGTGATATCGCCGGTCTTTGTGCTCGTACCGATCTTGAGCGTGATCCATGGTTCTCACCAGCAGGTACAAGCCGTGGTGTGATCCGTAATGTTATCAAACTCGCATGGAATCCAACCAAGGCAAATCGTGATTCGCTTTATAACGCAGGTGTTAACCCTGTAGTAACATTCCAAGGCGAAGGCACAGTATTGTTTGGTGATAAGACAATGTTGGATCGTCCATCGGCATTTGATCGCATCAATGTTCGCCGTCTATTCATCACTCTAGAGAAAGCAGTTTCTCGTGCAGCTCGTTCTTCATTATTCGAATTCAACGATGCATTTACAAGAGCACAATTTGTTAACTTAGTTGAACCATATCTCCGTGATGTACAAGGTCGCCGTGGTATCACTGACTTCCGTGTTGTATGTGACGATACAAACAACACTGCTGATGTTATTGACCGTAATGAGTTTGTTGGCGATATCTACATCAAACCAGCTCGTTCTGTAAACTTCATTCAGTTGAACTTTGTTGCTGTAAGAAGTGGTGTGGTATTTGAAGAAATTGTTGGTCGTGCAGTCTAAATAGAGAAAACAGGAGAAAAACAACATGGCATTTAACGTATCTCAGTTTAGATCCCAAATGACTGGTGACGGTGCCCGTCCCAATCTATTTGAGGTGTCTATGCCGTTTCCTGCGTACTCTTCACCAGGAAATGCACAAACAAAATTAACATTTATGTGTAAGACAGCTCAACTCCCTGGTTCAACAGTTGGAGTTGTTCCTGTTCAATACTTTGGCCGTGAATTAAAGTTTGCAGGTAATAGAACATTTGCTGATTGGACAATTACAGTAATCAATGATGAAGACTTTGCAGTAAGAAATGCTTTCGAGCGTTGGATGAATGGTATTAATACACATCGTACCAACCTTCGTAACGCAGCTGCTTTGACTCCATCTGGTTACACACAAGATGCAGAAGTTTACCAATATGGTAAAGATGGTTCTAGAATCAAGGCTTACAAGTTCATCGGCGCTTTCCCAACAGACATTACACCAATTGATGTTGATTGGGGTGCAAATGACACCATTGAGGAGTTTTCAGTAACGCTATCCTACCAGTGGTGGGAAGCAGTAGCAAATCAAGTGTTCTAAGAGGAAAGGCTTCGGCCTTTCTTCTTTTTCTATAGAATGGAGAATAAATGGCAATAAACCTCTTTGGTTTTACTTTAGGTAGAAAAGACGTTGTTCAGGCCGAAAAACCTGAACAACGCTCTTTTGCTCTTCCTACTCCCGCTTTAGATGACGGTGCTGTAACAATTACGCAAAATGCGTACTATGGCACATATGTCGATCTTGAGGGCTCAGTACGTAACGAATTGGAACTCATTACACGATATCGTGAAATGTCCAATCATCCAGAACTTGAACAAGCTATTGATGATATTGTCAATGAGGCAATCACACACGATGATACAGGTGATGTAGTTACAATCAATCTTGATAAGTTAAAACAACCAGAATCTATCAAGAAAAAAATTATTGAAGAATTCAACAATGTTCAAAAGATGTTGAATTTTGCAAATTTAGCCGATGACTTGTTCAAGCGTTGGTACATTGATGGTAGAATTTATTTTCATGTTGTAGTCAACGAAAAGAATCCTAAAGAAGGCATTCAAGAACTACGTTATATTGATCCACGAAAGATTCGTAAAGTTCGTGAAATTATAAAAGACAGGGATCCAAAAACTGGTACAATGATTATTAAGGCAATTGTAGAATACTATGTCTACAATGACCGTGGTACCACAACACAAACATATACTGCTGGTGTTAATGCTGCTACTAGAATTGCGGTTGATTCAGTTATCAATGTCAATTCTGGTTTGATGGATGCCAAGAATACTTTTGTCATCTCTTATCTTCACAAGGCTATTAAACCACTCAATCAATTAAGAATGATTGAAGATGCGGTTGTTATTTACCGCTTGTCGAGAGCGCCTGAACGCCGAGTATTTTATATTGATGTTGGTAACTTGCCAAAAGGTAAAGCCGAACAATATCTTCGTGACATTATGGTCAAGTATCGTAACAAAATGGTTTACGATGCTAACACTGGCGAAATGCGTGATGACCGTAAACACATGTCGATGCTTGAAGACTTTTGGTTGCCACGCCGTGAAGGTGGTAAAGGCACTGAAATTACCACTCTACCGGCTGGTCAGAACTTAGGCCAAATCGAAGATGTGGATTATTTCCGCAAAAAACTTTTACAATCATTGAATGTTCCATATTCTCGTATGGATTCACAAGGCGGTGGCGGTCTTGCCTCGTTAGGTCGCTCTGCTGAAATCACTCGTGATGAATTGAAGTTTGCTAAATTTATAGTTCGTTTACGCAACAAGTTTTCACAAATTTTTGACCATGCACTAAGAGTTCAATTGTCTTTGAAAGGCATTTGTTCACAAGAAGAGTGGGATCAGTTTAAAGAAGATATCTACTACGATTATAAGAAAGATAATAACTTTACTGAACTTCGTGAAGCAGAACTGTTGCGTGAAAGAATTACAACTCTTCAACTTTTAGATCCATATATTGGCAAGTATTTCTCTCAAACTTGGGCAAAGAAAAATGTTCTTCGTATGAGTGAAGATGAGATTGAGCAAATGGATAAAGAAATGGAAGAAGATGGTTCTTTAGACATGGCAGCAGCATCTCAGGATGCCACAGAAACAAATGTTGAAAATGTAGACAACACAGTTGAAAG